AGTTTAAAAGAATCCCAATTTGGAGAACCAAAATCTAGAAAATATCCTATGAATGATAAAGAGCATGCTATTAAAGCAAAAGGCAGGGCTACTGAAATGGTTAAAAAAGGATATCTTTCAAAGTCAACAGAATCTAAAATTGATGCTAAAGCTAATAAAATAATCGGTAAAAAAAGAGGAAGACCAAGAAAAGATACAGAAACAAGTCCTAAAGTTGAATCAAAAAATGATATGGCTTATAAAAAATTGCAAGAGAAACATGATAAATTAAAAGAAAAGCATTCAAAAATGAAAGAAGAACATAAAGAAAATTTGTTAATGCTAAAACAAAAACATAAAGCTAAATTATTAAGGGGCTAATGGTTCCATCAAGATATCAACTTTACCCCCTTTTATAGGGGGGTTCATATTAAAATAACCTTGTCTTATTTGTTTATCATTATTAATGATTCCAAGCATCTGTATTACATCAAATATACATTTAAAAAGATTGTCTATATCTCTCCACCTATGATCAGGAGGGTATATATTTAAATCTATCCTAACAATTTTATCTCCATAAATAACCGATATCTTAGGTTTTACAGTATATAAAACTAACTGCCTATAAGACTTAACATGTTCTTTAACATAAACTTTCTTTCCCCATCTACCATAGTAATTATTAATACTAGGTGGATATGGTAAAGAAAATTCTATTTTTTTAGTTATCATAAATTAAATCCCTATGCATAAATATCCCCATATTGGTAACCGGCAGGTGATTGCCATCTTCCTTCCCTAATTAATTTTAGACAGCAGTTAACCGATCGCATTAATGGCATTTCCTCTCGACAGTTTGAATATTTAACAACCGAGAATGAACCGAATCTCACTGAATGCACAATTTCGTTTATAAGTCCAGGAACTAACGAGGAATTTATGCCGTAGTTGCGAAGTTTTTTCTTGATCCACCAAAGCAATCCTTCAGACATCTTCCTTTTCCCAGGAATATTATTGACAATTTCTTGGTCAACTTTAACTTTTTCCCGAATTTTAGATAAAGCTATCCCGTCATCAATTCTTTTCTGTAAAAATTTTATACGAGATTGAATGATATCGACGTTGGATGAGATGCGATTCTTCTTTTGCAGAAGGTCAAAAGTGATTTGTGGGATGGTTTCTTTAGATTTTAGGGCTTCTAAAAATTCTTTTTCAGCGGACTTGAAGTGTTCAGTTGCGATGGATAGTTCATTTTCTTTGCAGTTTATCTCATCGCGAAGCGATTGTTGTTCAGAATCAGGGAAAACTTCACAATCTTTCTCTACATTGTGAATATTAATATTTATATTAATATTCTTCTTATTATATTTGTCATCAGTGACTAGGGGTAAATTTTTTTCTGACGTAGTAAGCTGCTTAGTACATCTAGTTTGAGGTTTTTTAGTGATTATTTTTTTTCTATCTTTATGATTATCGCAAATATCCTGTAATGATTGAGGAATGGTGCATCGCATGATATTAATTGACCATTTCCCCTCACGAGAGGGTCTAGATTGAAGATATCCATTCTTGATAAGAAACAATATTGAACGACAGATAGTGCTATAGGATTTTCCAATATGAGTGGCAATGGTCTTATAGGCAATAGGAACTTCTTGAGTTCCGCATGAGCTTATTGAATAGATAAAAATCCATGTGCGTAGGGATGAGTCATCTAGAACCCGACTATTAACGATATTTAGCATAACAGGGGTTGATATTTTGATAAAAGGTTTGCTATCATCTTTTTGCATTATTTGGCATCCTTGTGTTTGATAATGTGAATCATTTAATTTCTCCTCACTGGAATTAAAGGGTTTAAATTAATACTAATCATTTAATTTTTCCTTGAGTTAATTGTTTAGCGTTAAGACGTTGATTGAATTGTAAAGGGCGCTTATAACGCCCTTTTTTATTTGTAAAAGATTCGAAAGTGAGATATTCCATATGAGTGTGTCCATCTGAGGGGGTGAGCCGACCATTGGCTAAGTGTTGAAATCCTACTCCAACTTAAATCACTCGTCTAGTAGTCCGTTATCTTTAGATATCCTTTTTGATCTCGCATAAATTTCTTCAATATTAGCAAGAAGCCGAATCTGGTTAATCAAGGATTCAAGATAAATTACTTTAAATTCTGGTTCTTCATTAATCTTATACGAAGCCTCATCTATTTCCTCTAAAATATCAGCTATGCATCTTTTAAACGAATAAATATCATTTAATGATCTTTCAAATTCATTTCTTGAGACTTTATTTATAAATCCATCATATTCTTCAGGAGTCATCTCCACTATTATTTTCATATTCTTATAATCCTATTTCTCAGGAACAATAGACATAATTGCGCTCTTATAGATAAGCATCGTATCGGATGATTGTAATGTAATTGTGACGTCATCACGGCCAACAATTCTTCCAATAAGCCTTATACCATTTCTTAAGAAGATACTTACCTTTATCTTGCTATTTCCAATTTTCTTATAGAATTCATCCTCGTTATAGTTCATTTTTATTCCTTATTTTTTATTTTTCAAAAATATTACCTATTATGATACAATTTCTCGCATATGTATGAAATGAATCAAAAGGATAAATATCATCATCAATAATATCCTTGTTAGAAAATACCCAACTTAATCGTTCGATATTATAAAATATTTGTATTGCCTCCTCTGGATAAATTGCGCTTACCAATATATCTCCCTCATAAATCAACTTTTCATTTCTATCCTTTAAACCAGTGCATTTTTGTATGATATATCTATCTTTCTCTTCAACTAATATATTGCATTCCGCGCAACATCCTGCGCAACTAGAATCTCCTTCAACAAGATGACCGCTTGAATCAATGCAGAAATTAGATGAAGGATATTCAATATGACCAGATTCATCATGTTTGCTTTCTAAAAGAAAAGAATTCTTCTCTTTATCCCAAATTCTAAATTTGTAGCTATCATCAAGTTTCATTTATTTTCCTTTGTTTATATAATTCCAGCTCACCTTCTAATTCTTTCTCAATTTTTCCCAATACATATAATAAATCAAAATATTCATCGTATTCACCACCTGGCAAAGATATTCCAAAATTTTCTAATTCTTTAGAAGATTCTATGATAGACATCATAGAATCGATATGGGAAAGCAATAAATCAAAATCTTTCATTTAATTTCCTTCTTCATAATTTTTTATCACCCTCTCTTATAAAATCCCATTTATCAGAAATTAACTTCTATGTGCTTGGTTCCCTCAGAAGTATGCGTATCATCTATACTAACCCCTAGATTAGTTAGCGCATTTTGATGGTCTTCATCTAACCAACAAGTAAATATTCTTCCATCATCTTTATCTATAAAAAGTATAGGTATTTCATTATAAAATAAATAAATGAACTCTTTTTCTTTATCTAATCCATTATAATTTTCAATTAGATTAATATTAATTTTTTTATTAAGCCTAATATAGGCTGGTTTTTGAATCATTATCGCACTCCATCCATTTGCTCTTGTATAAAAAGCTCTATCCGTTCTTTAGGGAAAAACCATTTATTGGAAATCTTTAATGCTGGGATCCTCTTTAGCCTAGCCAATCTCATTAAGGCTTTATCAGTAATACCCAACATTCCAGCTGTCGTATTGACATCCATTAAGTTTTCTAAAGCTATAGATTTGTTCATTTTTTCTCCTAATTATTATGATAACTGCACAAATCATAACTTATACTAAAATATTTGCAATATAAATTAATGATATTTCATATTATTTAAATTTATTTAAAATAATTTAAAATAAATGTTGACAGGTTGAAAAGGCCAGATATAATGACGCTCGAAGCCAAACAAAAGGAGAAATAAAATGGCCTATTATCAAAAAGTAAGTCTCGAAGATGTAATGGAATTAATCTCTAACCTTTCTAAAGGTGATCGTAATTATCGATTGACGAGTGATGAAGATATTAAGAAATTTGCTAACACCTATTTTAGGTATGTTGATTATGATTACTTTGATGTTATGGATTCTTTAATTGATCCTTATTGGTTTACACGATTATTCAAATGGTTTTCCAAGATCAATTTAGAATTAGAGCCAGATGATACCCCTGAATTGAATCATAGATTTATACAGTTTGTATGTACTCGAGTTTATTTGGCAAATACCTTTTTTTGTGAATCAACGATAAAGCATATGCAGTATTTTGTTGATGATCATATTGATCAAGCATTATCAGCTTTTAAATCAAACTTTGAGATGGAGGATTACTCTTATGCAAGAGCATGAAGATTCTTCAGAATGGTTCCATCAAGAACAATTGGAAATTCAGGAATGGTTAGAGTATCAAAAAGAAATGGAAACACTAATAAACTAAAGGAGAATGATGATGATTGATTACAAGGATTATAAAGCACAAGAAAAATTTAAGCTCAAAGATATGATTAGTGATGTCGTAGCTATTACATTAGTAATAGTATTATTTACATGGTTTTTCACATCCGCTTTTTCATTGATATCTAAAAATATATATAACTATTCTTATATAGAGCCTATTCATATAGATAATAAGGAGAATAAAAATGTATGAAGCTAATTTTGATAATGGAATCTCCTTAAGAAAAGACGCAATTGGCGTTATTGAAAACATAAGAAAACTATATAGAGAACAACATGAATTACTAGAAAAACATAAAAATATAACAGACGACATTACAGAAAAATTAAAAATTGTTAAACAGCAAATAAAAATGACAAAACAATATGTTAATGATTTTTCAACAATAAATTCAATTCTTTCGATGAAACAATCGGAGGTTAGTTATGGGTAATTCAATATTGATATTAGGTGATTCTGGAACTGGAAAAAGCACAAGCCTTAGAAATCTTGATTATAAAGAAACGTTTATATTGAATGTTGTCGATAAACCCCTTCCATTTAGAGGATTTAAAAATAAATATGTCATGAAAGAAGGTGGTAACTTTGCTATTTCGGATAACCCTAATAAGATTTGTGCATTAATTGATAATGTATCTGATCACAGGCCTGATATTAAAAATCTTGTGATAGATGATTTTCAATATATTTTATCTAATGAATATATGAGGAGAGCAAAAGAAACAGGATATGCAAAGTTTACCGACATAGGTGTGGCTGCATTTAATATAATTACAAAGGCCAGTAAATTAAGAAATGATTTGAATATTATTATCATTGCTCATTCATCAAAAGACCAAGATGGTATTTGTAGGTTAAAAACAGTTGGGAAAGTTGTTGATGACAAAATAACCTTTGAAGGAAGATTTACCGTTGTATTGCATTCAGTAGTAGATGATGGAAATTATAAATTTTTGACAAACCATAATGGATTTTTATTGGCTAAATCCCCTATGGGAATGTTTGATGATTCATTAATCGATAATGATATGAAACAAATATTAAATTTAATGAAAGATTATTACGAATATGATGATGAAAATATTAATGAAGATGAAACAATTACTAACGACATAAAAGGAGAATAAAATTGGACAACGTAATCGATTTTGATATTAAATCATATGAGCCTTTACAAGATTTTGAGCCTTTGCCAAAGAATCAATATGTTCTACGTATAACAGATGCAAAGCTTAATCTAACAAATAAAGGTAAAGTGCAGGGAACAGGAGAAAGAGCTATTAGATTGGATTTGATGGTTACTGAAGGTGAACATAAAGGAAGGGTTATATTTGATTTCCTTAATGTAGAAAATGCTAGCGAGAAAGCTCAAGATTATGCTAGACGTAAACTTAGAACAATATGCACTATACTAGATAAGGTAGATATATTCTCAATCAAGAAAGATTTAAATATATTGATAGGTGGGGTGATTGGTGCTGATATATTAGTTGATAATACGATGCAAAAGCCTACTAATAAGATTAACTTTTATTTAAGAGCGGAAAAAGTAGTTGATATAAGAGTGGCCGGTGTTCAATCCGATCAGATATCAGATAGTGGAAAAAATAATGAATTAAATGATGATATACCGTTTTAATGTCTATCCTTTGATCAAATAAAAATACTTATCATTTTCAATAGTCTGGGTATAAGATCATCACTTATCCCCAGGCTTATCAACATAATCTGGGGATAACTACTTTAAAGGATTAAAATGAATACAACTCTTAAAGAAATCATAAGTTCTGTTGCACCATTTATTGGCTCTCTTATTGGTGGGCCATTAGGTGGTGAGGCAGCCTCTGCATTATCTTCTTTTCTTACAGGTGAGTATAATGCAAGTCCTGAATCATTTGTTAATGCTATAAAAAACGCCACACCCGATCAATTGGTAGCTTTAAAACAATTAGATGAAAAATATAAAGAAAAAATACTTTCTGTTCAGTTAGCCGAACATCAATTGGATAATGATGATATAGCAAGCGCTAGAAATAGAAATATTCAGCTTCATGATAAAATGCCAGCTTTGCTTTCTATTTTAATTTTAACTATGTTTTTTTCTATTTTACTATTATTTATGCTATATCCTATACGGGATTCAGCTAAAGACATTATCCAGATATTAATTGGCAGTCTTGCCATTTGGTGTGGACAAGCAATGAATTTTTATCTAGGAACAACCCATGGTTCGGCAACAAAAACTAATTTATTAGCTAATATTGCGAATAGAGAAAATAAAAAATGACAATTTATAATTATTTATTTAAAGATACCCATAATGGTCATTATTCAACATACCAGCCTTTTACATCCGAAAAAAAATTAACTCAAGAAAAGGCGGATGAATTTATATATATGAATAATGACATTGCAGGTAGAATGGGAAGTGATATTTCAGATTTAATAATATCTGCTAATAAAAATGGATATAATATTAAAGTATGTTGCTTAGAATTTAAAATTACAGAAAAGTTTGATGAGTATAATAATATCTATAAAAATATAGAAGAACTAAAAGATGAATTTAAAAATTGGGAAATAATTAGAGGCATTTCTGGAAACTATTAATTAAAAAATAAAGCCTCAATTAAGAGGCTTTAAACTAATTTATCTTGTTTGCTCTAAAATATATGTCATGTCAAATCGAGAAAAGCCACTCTGACCAGTTCCAGAAAATGGAATAGTAGAATTTAATGCTGTTCCAACTTGGACTTGGACTTCTCCAGATGGCAAAGAGAAAAGACGATAGCCACCTACAGATAAAACGCCATTATCGGTTACTCTTAAAAGATCTCTCACGCCATTCGTTTCTGTATTTGCAGGTGCCAGATAAGAAGGAAGTCGCGCAACAATAATCGCCGAAGTGGTTGCTGCAAAAACACATTCTGTAAAATGAAGTGTCGCTAACATTTCATTTATTAAAATATTTACTAAAATTTTTACTGGCGCAGCCCAAATACCAGTAAATTCTATCTCTTCTTGAAAATGTTGTTGCTGAACATAAATACCCATTAAAAATCTCCTGTATTAATCATTGATATTAAATGTAACCGATATTGTATAAAAACCAGCAGCACCAGGACCTGTAAATACACCTGAATCATCTAAATTTGATGATATTGTTACAACTCCAGCAGATGTTATATGAATTGTCCCAGCAACCCTAATGCTATTACTTACCATCAAATATGGTCCAAAACTCTTATCGCTATCTGGATTAAAATCTTCAGGAAGAGGATCCGCCAATGTAATAATTGATGAGCTAGTTGCCGTTATAAACGGGATCTGAATAAATACTAATGTACATAAATCATTAACTACATACCCTCTTATTCCTGAGCTTAAATTAATTGGAGAAGTCCAAGGCCCAGACCAGCTAACGGGTAAATTAGTCGCAGCAAAAAAGTCAATAAATCCTCCACCATTGATAAAATCAATAGATGAAGTTGTAATTCCACTTGGGAAAACATTACTTGCTGGATTGATCATCAAAGTTACTGGATTTAAAGAGGTTATTTTTGTAATAGAAAATCCATCTGTGCCAACAACCCAAAGTAAATCACCTACTTTTATATCATCAGTATCGACATTAAAATCTACAGGGAAATATCCAGACATTAAAATTTCAACAACTGTATCTGTTTCACTTTTATAAGAATGATTACAAGATGTTAAATTTCCTGAAATTTGTTGAGAATTATAGGTTCCTCGATTTATTTGTAATCCATTTAAATTATACATTTTGAACTCCTAGTTTGTTGATAATACAAATTCAATATCCATTGTTCCCGCATTTCCGGACGCCGTAAAAGGCAATGTATTTTGTAATCCACCAGAAATTAAAATACCTCCAGCCGATCTAACAGCTACTGATGACACTTGATATACACTATTATTTATAGTTGTAAATGTACCAACTTCACGCAATATCGACGGCCTAAAGTTTGCTGGAATAGTTCCATCAGCCAAAGTCATTGGCTGTGCTGCAACAGCTGCAATCGTCCCAAGACCTCTAATATAATAATATAATGCATCATTTATTCTCTGGATCCGCATAAATGTATTATTGGGGGAGGCCCAGGGACCAGTAAATGCAACGGTCGCCGACCATTCATCATAAAATGATATAGGTGTTGAGCCGCCCCCAATATATATAACGCTTGTACCAACAGTTCCAGAATTAACGGTTGTTATATTGCCTGTTGGCGTTGTCATGGATGTAGTGCCATTAATTACAGGAGCGGTAATAGTTCCTGATGCATTGATATTTGTAAAACTAGTAGTTGTTGCATTCAAAGTACCAACCGTTAATGTTCCTGGCACATTGGCATTTGTTGAATTAACTGTTGTTGAATTTACTGTAGTTATGTTGCCAGTAGGAGAGGTAACGGATGTAGTTCCATTTAAAGTGGCTCCTTGAATAGCTCCACTTAATGTCATATTTGTCCCCGAATAAGAGGGGCTTGTTATAGATGTTGTGCCATTAACAGTTGCTCCTTGAATTGCGCCTGTAGCTGTCATGCTTGAACCTGTAACTGCTCCTGATGAAGCTAATGTTCCACCATTTACAGTCCCAGAATTATTTATAGTCGTAGAATTAAGAGTCGTAATATTTCCAGTTGGCGTTGTTAATGAAGTTGTAGCGGATAATGTAGGGGTTGTCATGGAGGTTGAAGCAGTTATTGACGGAGCAGTAACTGCCGATGTTCCGTGAACCGTTGCACCTTGTACGGTTCCAGTGGCCGTGACATTTGTAGCATTAACGGTTGTCGCATTAACAGTTGTTATATTTCCTGTTGGTGTAGTGAGAGAAGTTGTTGCCGATAATGTTGGTGTGCTCATAGAAGTTGAGGCGGTTATTGCAGGAGCGGTTACTGCTGTTGTTCCATTGACTGTTGATCCTTGTACTGTTCCGCTCGCTGTGACAGTTGTTGCATTGACTGTGGTTGCATTAACAGTTGTTATATTACCAATAGGAGTGGTCAATGATGTAGTTGGGTTCATTGTTGAAGAAGTAATATTATCAACTGCCGTGATGTCATTACCTGCAGAAATTGAATTGGATGCAATAACATTAGCGGCATGAAGATCGGAAGAAGTTGTAATATCACCACTCGAATTAAATGTTGTTGTATTAAGCGTTGTTATATTTCCAACAGGTGTTGTTAGTGAAGTAGTAGCATTCATAGTGGCAGATGTAATGTTATCTGCAGCTGTTATATCATTTCCTGCAGAGATTGAATTTGTTGTCGTTATATTTCCAGTTGTATTAATTGCGCCAGTATTAATTGTTGGAAATGATAATGTTCCTGTTCCAATTATATCCTGTACTGTAATGGTTCCAGATGCATTTACATTTGATGTATTAACATTAGTTGCATTAATAGTTATTGTATTGATTAATGGAGATGTTATTGATGTAGTTGCATCAATAGTTGTTGTTGTTATTCCTGATGGAAAACTTTCTATAATAGATGCAAGTGATATAGGTTCCAATCCTGTTATTTCAAATAATTCGACACCATCGGATCCTGATATTGAAATCGCATCTCCTACAAAAATATTAGTAATATCAGTATCGAAATTATCTGGGAAATAACCAGGACTATTAATAGTTGAAATGGTATCCGTTAAACTTTTATATGTATGAATAACAGACCCTTTATCACTAGAGGTCATAGGTGATCCGAAAGTACCCCTATTTATTTTTAAACCGGCTAATTGAAACATATAAAAGTTCCTTTTGTTTAGTTTTGAGAAACGACAAATTGAATATCATAAAATCCAGCTGTACCAGCACCTGTAAAAGGTGTTGAATTCTGCAGGCTTCCTGAAATTACTATCCCCCCTAATGATCTACATTCAACTGATGATAATTGATATACGCCATTATTAATGGTCGTAAATGGGCCAACATCTCTTAATATTGCTGGCCTAAAGGGTGCAGGAATTGTTCCATCAGCAATAAACATAGCATCGGCAATAGTTGCAGGAGCTGCAGGAATCTCACGGATATAGTAATAGAGCATTTGATTGACGCGCTGGACTTTCATGAAAGTATTTATTGGAGATGCCCAAGGTCCCGTAACAGCAACTGTAGCAGACCATTCGTCAAAATAAGTTTCGGGTGTTGATCCGCCCCCAATATATATGGCGCTTGTTCCAACAGTTGCCGCATTAACGGTAGTTATATTACCTGTGGGAGCTGAAATAGCGCCTCCTGCAACAACATTTCCAGTGGTAGCTATAATATTTCCTGTATCAGAAGTAATATCCCCAATGGCATGTATAAATCCGTTGGAAGAAACATAAGTTGTTGCATCAATAGTATTGGTTCCAATAAAGGTTGCCGTAATATTTGCAGATGTTACTTGTCCGGTTATTGGAGTTGTTCTTATAAGAGGAGCAAAAACTTCAGTAAGTGCATTGACTTTATTAGCAGTAATATCACCTGTTAATGTCATATTTGTGCCAAAATAATTAGGGGTTGTTATAGAAGTTGTTGCATTAATTGTAGTAGTTGTTATTCCACCTGGAAAATTACCACTATTTGCCACTACTGTAACTGGAGAAAGTGATGTGATTTCAAATATTTCTAATCCATCACTTCCTACTATTTGTAGAGCATCTCCAACAAAAATCTCTGTTGGATCCGCATTAAAATTATCTGGAAAATATGCGGGTGCACTTATTGTTGCAATTGTATCTAACATATTTTTATAGGAATGCATAACAGTACCACTTACATTGCCACTCATTTGTGAATTAAATGTGCCTCTATTTAGTTGTAAACCTGTTTCATTGTACATGGTCATGTTCCTTATTAAATGTAATAATAGTTGAGTGTAGAGTATTAATTTAGGGCATAAAATGGATAAAAATAAAAAAGATAATGATTTGGATTGCCTATTAAAAAAAATAATTTTTGAGATTGAGTGGAACAAAAAAGATTTCGAAAATAATTCAATATCGCATGATGCTTACAGAAAAAATATTAATAATTTTATTATTAAGCTGAAAAATATGTGTGAAAAAACTTAATAATTATTTTACCAATGTAAAAATCAGGGTTGTCCACAAGAGAAATAAAAACAACGGCCGCTGGTATAAATACATAAGGTCTCCTTAAGATATAAAAAAAGGATAACCATCTCCTGCGATCTTCTATAATCTCCCTTATTTCCTTTTCTTCACTTTCCGTTAACATGCAAAGCCTTTATCAATACATTATAGTTATTAACTCTTTCGTCTAATCCGTTTAGACCGCCATTTATTCGCTTTGTAATTTCCCTTATATTTCCATTATCACTTAATGTATTTAAATCATGTTGTTTCCAAAATTCACAAGCGCAATGCACACCTATATCTGGAATGAGTAATAAATCCGGATCATCAATTAAATTTTCATTAATCAATTTTCCATAATGTTCATAATTAGAACGGCCCGTTATTTGTAAAGGACCCCTTCCTTTATATTTATATCCATCTCCAGGTTGAGTATTACCTAACATCTTTCCTATTTTTGTATCGCCTTCATATTTTTTAAAATAATCCTGGCCACCCAATTCTTTAAAGAAAATAAATCCACCTGTTTCATAAGCGCATTGAGATAAAAAAGCCGCTAATCTTAAATCAGTATCCATCAAATATATTGGAAGCCATTTTTTTAAGGCTTCCAATAATAGAAGAATATTTTTTTCTTTTGCGCCTCTTGAAACAATCAAATCTAATATTGATTTTGTTAGCATCATTAGACGTTTTTATATTTAATAGCCATGCCAACAACTGCCGCATTACCTGTTGCAGTAAATGCAACGCTATTAGCTCGAGTAATTGTTACCATACCTGATGTTGCTAATGTTAAAACACCAACTTCAGCCAAACTGTTATCGAGGATCCAAATAGGAATAACTTGTTCAAATGCAGGACGATTAGCTAATGGAATGGCGGTATCAAATAAAATTGAAGGTCCGCCTGTCGACACATCGACAAGGTTTGGAAATGTCATTAATGTTTCGCTTCCTTGTTGCACAAAATCTAATGTAAATGCGATAGGGGCAGCCCAAACGCCACTTGCGGTTTGAGATTGTGTTGATGTGGTTTCTGTTACAATATTAGTTGGGAAATTAATAAATGGAGTCAATGTAACTGGTTCTAAGGAATCAATGACTACGATTAGATTAAAATCACTGCATTCTAAAAATAGAATATCTTTAACTCTAATATCTAAAGGATCCGTATTAAAGAAATCAGGGAAATAATCAGGCGCTGAGACTGTCGCAATATTATCTTCTGTATGATAAGTATGTAATGCAGGAGCAACACCATAAGCCGATGCATTAAAAATTCCTGATGCTGTAAATAAACCTTCTGAATTAAACATTATTTAAACTCCTCCATAAACAAAAATACCCGTTGCTGTTGTTCCAGACGATAAAACCTTTACTCCAACAGCCCAATACTGACGGCCTATTTGACAAGCGGGAAATTTCATTAAATTACCCTCACCATCTTCAATCACCACATCACCTGCTGCACTCACCATAAATGATGAAAATGCCCAAGGATTTTCGACATCTAATGTAATAGCAGATGTAAAACCTTTAGAAGCAAATCTTCCTAATCTTTCACGTCGTGTTGATAATAAAATATCAACGACTTTATATAATGTATTAATTGACATATTTACTCCTAAAGTTTAATCCAGAAAGATGCAACTGTTTCTGGGGGAATAATATTAAATGCTGTTCCACTACCTGTTGAATTGGTTGTAGTAATACCGGAATGAACAAAACCCGGAGCTGATGAGCCGGCTGATAAAAATAATGATGCGCCATCTTTTAATAATTGAAAAGCCAATGTGTGACTATGAGCGGGCAAATTGGCTATCGATAATGAGACACTGCTTGCGCCAACTGCTTGTCCTTGTTGATATCCACCATTGAAAAAATTAATCAAAGCTCTTTGTGAAGTAAATGGAATTTGTATTTTCTTTAAAGCATTCCAGTCTGCTAATGCTGAAACACCTCTTCCACCTGGTGTCACAGGAGCTTGTGCATCTAAAATATGATTCCATAAAAAACTATATAAATTAAAATAAATTTGACCCGTTGTTGTTGCTAGTGATCCCGTCTTACCAAGTGAAGTACCATCACCAAATGCAAGCCATCCTGGTCTGGTTCCTACAATACCATTCCAGTTCATGACTATATCGCCAGTTTGGAAGAATGAATCTTGAACTATAGAAGATAAAATCTTATAAAAGACTTCATTTTGAGTATCATAAATATAACTAGATGGCTGAGTTGTTCCTTGAACACCCATTACATTAGTTGCGCTATAGACACCTGTAACGCCAATAGGGAATCGAATGGAAATATAAATAAAGTCATCATTATTAGTTCCGCGTGATTTACCCGCTACAGTTGGAACTGTAATACTAACTGGAACTAATGATTCAACTGCGGGCCATGTGAAAGCAAATGGAGTCTCTATAGTTGCAGAAGGTGACCCACCGGTTCCAAAATTTTGAGTAACAACTACTTCTGACATAACGCCAGGTGGTGCTGAGCCTGTTGCTGATGCCTGAAATTGAAATCGTAATTCTTGATTACTAAATGTTTTAACGTCTGGTATTTGAAATGTTAAATCAAGAACATTTCCTACAGTTCCTGCAACTGTGCAGGAATAAACAAATCTATTTCTAGGATTTGATGGAGTAACATCACTTAATGATGTTTGGGGAATAGAAATAGAATCTGTATTCCCTGCGACATCTTTTATAAAAAACCAACCTCCACTGGAATTTTGTGGTGATTTAGGAAATGCGATTTTTTGAATGACCGTATCGCCAAGAGGAACTGGGGCGATTGTAGAGCTTCCTAAATCATTATAGGAAAATTGTCCATCTATAATGAAATTATTTATATTAATTAAATTTGTAACAGGGCCTGAGCCACCACCACCCGTTTGTGGATACTTATCAACTGTATATATTAACTGACCCGCTTCATCATAAAATGTTAAAAAATATAAATCATTGGCAATGCCTGTGTTTTCCCAATAAAAAGGACCTTGCGTTCCATTGCCTTGGAAAACAATTCCGCCATCTGCATTTAATGGCCAAGGAATTAATCCTCCAGAATCTTGATAAACATTTTTAACGACATCATGATTTAATGTGGAGCGCGGATACATGATAACGCCAGATGCAGGTTGACCGTTGGGCTCTAATATGATCCAAATTGGTATAGGCGCTAAAGCAAATGTTGATGCCATTCAATGTATCCTTATTTATTTTTAAAATATTCTTGTGTCCAAAATATTACAAAAAGTACAACTGCGCATGACCAAATAGAAACTGTCATAATATCCCCGTATATTTACCCGCTTTATCTAATCCCAACAAAGCTAGAATTCCACCACCTGTTTTAGCCGCTCCTTTAAGAGCGGTTTTACCAAATTTATTGGCAAATTCTACACTCTTTTGAAGATCTGCAAATGCATTTTCATGCTCAGGTGTTATAAGTTTAGAATAACGAGAATTCCTAAGCTGATTAAATTTTTCAACCATCTTTTTCGGATTCTCATTTGCCGCTTTTAATCTATTTGCCAATATTAAATCTTTTTCTTCTTGTGATAATTTAGATAAAACATATCGAGTTGCTGCGCTATCTTCTGTTAAAACCTTATCAATATTTATAGGATTAACTTCTTCAATCCCTGTTTTATGAACTATATCTCTTATGGTTTTATTTTTATCATAAATTTTTACTCGGTTTTTCCATTCCTGTGTCGCATCTTTATATTCTTGAGCCAAATCGCCAGCATTATGTTTTTCAAAATTTCCAATAATATCTGAACGAAGCTCCGTTCTTGCATTAAGAAATTTCCTTCCTAATTCTTTTTCTGCAGTATCAATACTTTTTATTTTTTTCGAACCAACTTTTCCTAATTCTGATTGCAATTCATGAGCTTCTTTATAAGATGGATTTTCTTTAAAATTTTTAACTCTTTCTTTAAGAGCGGATTCATTTTTTAATTTTAGTCTTCTGATAGTATCCAAAACATCTTTATCTACTTCTCCAATTCCCCTTTCAACTGCTTTATCTCCAATAGAGTTGAATTTTCCTTGAACTTCTTCTATATCTTTTCCAAAGAGATTTCTAATCTTCTTTACAATAGGATCGTGATATTCACTTAACTTATTCTCACCCACTAAATCTTCAATTATATTTCCAGATTTTTCTGTCGCTTCTTTTCCAGTAATCTTTCCAATAATAGGAGATAATTTTTCACCTAAAGTCGAAATTCCTCGTTTTGCTATTCCCGCTAAAGCGGGACCTTCAAAACCCAATCCCCCCAAACTTTTTTCTACAAATTCGTTAATAGCAGGATTATTCAATTCTCCATGCGAAACAAATTGTGGGACACCTTGTATTTCTTGACGAGCCGCATTTGGAATATTTCTTAAATAACTAAGAATAGATTCAGATGTTGATTGTGGCTTTTGTTTTGCACCAGAAATCATTTTGTCAAATTCATCTAATGAGATTGGTCCAGATGATTTATTAGAAATAGTTGATTGACCCCCATTTTTAGAAAGTAATTGATCAAATTCTTGTTCTGAAATAGGGCTATTCATTATTTCTTTCCTGGAAAATATTCATATCCTGTTGCAATAGGATAGTCTAATTGTTTAATCTCATGATTTAATTTATTTTGTAAGTGAGTAAGCTTATTAACATATTCTTGAGATGTAGTGAATTTCTTCCTAGCTAAAATAGAATGCATCGTATTAAATGTGTTTTTCAATTTAGGAAGATGTGTGGCGCCCACAAAAGTATCCTTCACCAAATCTAATTGAGATTCATACATATCCTTTTCATCTGGCGTTAATGGAATACCCGCATACATTTTTTTTCCTAACTCAACCAATTTATCAAGTTCTGGCCTCACTTGTTCAATAGCGTGATACTGTTCAGACATTTTACTATAAACACCAGTTGGCATAAGCTTCAATAGGCCACCTTTGCTTCCAACTTTTTCTGATGGTTGTCCGCCAATAACTCTCGCATTTTTAGATCGCACATATATTTCATCAGAAGGCGGAATGCGCAATGGCTCTTGTTGAGATTCTGATAATAACGATCTAAATTGTTGTATTTTTTCAGGTGTCGCATTGCCGGATTTTATCCATTCTTGAATCGCTTGTTTATCATGCAAAGGCGGCAATCCTGAAGAAGCTTCATTATTATTAACATCAATATTATTTATTGTACTATTTGGAATATTTTCTTTAATATTATTTTGAACAGGCGCCTGACTTGGCTGAGCAGATATAGGATTTCCATAAGCATCAGTTTCGGCATTTCCCAACCCTTGCTTTGCCTTTTCATTCAATGTTTGTCTATATTTATTTAATATATCAATACTCTCAGGACTATACCTTTCTCTATTAAGTAAATAATTTTTTAAAGCCGTTTCAGCATTTAAGCCAGAAATAGCATATTTTTTTGGAATAAATCGTGTTTCAGTTTCTCTTTGCGCAGCTTGCGCCAATATATCTCTCAAATTAGCTTGCTCTTTAGGTGCAACATAAGGCATTTTCAATCTTGATGTTTGATTTCCAAGATTTGTTTCTTCTATTAAAGATTTTAATCGATTAAGTTTTTCTTGTTCCATAGGTTGAGCAAATTGAGCAACAGCTCTTTGCTGTTTTAATTTAGCCAAATTCGATAATGCATCTAAAATATTAGAAGATTTAGCTTCTTCTATTGAAAGATTAAGAGCCATTTATACTCTCCTTTAAAATAAATCACCTAATCCCTGAAAGAAATGACCAGCTTTTCCAGGCAATCCACCAGCGGCACCAAGACCAAACCCTAATAAATTACTCCATCCCGAAGCCCTGCCGATATCTTCATTTCCTCTAGCGAGACCTTGCTGCTGAATATCTTGAGCTAAATTACCGCCTAATTGATTTCTATATCCGCCAATTCCGGTTCTTGCACCATATTCATGGCCCGATTCTTGGCCTTGTAATCCTTGTAATCCTGATAAATATTGGCCTCTAATTCCTAATAAGTTTTGTAAATAATTTTGCATATCACCTGCTGAAATCTTCTGTGCATTTTCTTGTAGTGCACGCAATTCATCTCCGCTACCATGTAAACCTTGAGAAGCTAATGCATGTTGAATAGAATTCATGCCAGCTTCAGTTTGTGCTTTTGCAAAAGGTGATTGCTGATATCCAGACATTAAATTTGAAAATAATTCACCTGGATTTTGGCCCTGAGAAAGTGCTTTAGTAAATAAATCTTCATATTTATGTTGATTCAAATAAGGGCTTAACGCTTCTTCAGCGCTTTGCTCATATTTCTTTCTCTCACCCATTCCTTGGCCAATATATTTTTGCAGATCTTCATAGGCCTGACCTTTTCCGCCTCCAAATAATGTATCAACCAAACCACCCATATTATACCCCTAAACAAATGAATCCGTTTTTATTGAAAACTTTCTTAAAGCCCATTGATTGACTATAAAATAATGATGGCTTATTTTCTTCTTTTACTGAAGCATAAATAATGTCATTACTTATCTCTCGCTTAAATTTCTCTAATGACATTAAACCCAAATGATAACCCATCTTTCCTCTAAATTTTTTATAAATCCCAATATCCACGGCATAATTCTTTTGATTACTTAATAACATCCAAGCACAAAACCCAGCTATTTTTTGGTCTACTTCCAGCAAATAATAAATCATTGAATCATTATTAAGAACGTCTTCTGCATATTCTTCTAAATTACATATCTTTGGATTTTTATCAAATAAAGAAGATTCATCATTAGGATTTATTGATAATAATCCAGGATAAATTTCATTATTAAATATAATTTTACGAAGAACTTTATAATTTTTTGTTCTTCTTACCTCTAACGCATGATTGTCCACAATTTTTCTATCAGAATTTTTTATGCGGGTATCGGCGTGAATGTCACCCATGCTCCACCTTCCCTAAAATTCATTCTTCCAGTTGTTAAATTGTATATTATCGTTCCATCTCTTGCATTATCTAAATTATTTCTATCCGTTGTTGTCATTGAAGTTGCTTGAAGCAATGGAACTTCATTTATTCTTTCACCAGAAATTGGATTTTTTATATAATCTTGAACAATACAATATCCCATAACTCGCGTGACTGAGTTAAGCCAATTAACCCATGGATTTGATATTGTGATACCATCTTCTTTAAAGAACTGATCGTAAATAGGTGGTTCTGCAATAAATGGTGGTGGTAAGTTTTGATTTGGATTGCTCATGACATCATATCTTCCACATGAATTGCTGCACCTAATATATAAAGCGATACAGAATTCCAACTCTCTATCCGCAAAATATTGTCTCTGTTAACGCCTAAATTTCTCCAAATAGTACGCCATTTATATTGGCCTGTTTTTCCAATTTCAGCGGGTCCAAAATTATGATAAGTCAATCCTCCATCTGAAGATAAGCTTAAATTTAAAACTGGATTCATATCTTGATTGTCATTTAAGCATACAAAATCAGTGCAATCACTTCCTGGTTCACCTACACCTTGAAGCATATCCACTTGAAATCTATCAATTCGCATTTGTTTATAAGTTGGATCGCTTAATACATGCGTTGTGCGTAATCGATGTATATGCTCACCATCATTTGTTAAAAATTGTTTATCAAATTGATAAAGATTCGAAGATTTATAATCACCCACAAAATGTAAATTATTAAAAAATATATGCGTATTCGCGAGACTTTGAGTTCCATCTAACATCTCTTCTTGATGCCATTTTCTATCACCTTCACTTGACATGGTGACGTTATAGACAAATGTCATTCCACCAACATTTAATTTATAAAATATAATTCCATCAATTTTATAAACCATCCCAACTGCCTGACTGGTATTTGAAAGCCCCTGAATAACATTATCAATTTCGTAGGTACTAATATTAACCGGGACAGTCCCTTCAACCATTTTCACATAAGAAGGGCCGCCATCATCACGAGAGAGATAAAATAATCTATCAAATCCCTCTACTAATGAACCAACGGCTTCTAATCCATGTTCGAATAAAAGATTATTATCTCTTCGAAATGGGAAATTTGCTGTACCAGCATCTAGCCATACCTCAGTAA